GAAATATCGATTGGACGAGATTTCCGTAGAAGAAACAAAGGCAGTTTAATGTATCCGTTATTTATTATTTGATCTAGTAGATCATTCACTGCTGTCTGATCTTTTTCCCTGATCAGATTATCGCTATAGTCCTCTTTGCCGAGAAAATTCATATTTCCATACCAGACGATCCGACGATCGAGAATCACGAAGCATCTCGGATCCGTATCGGAACATATGACTTTTATACCTGCATCCTGCATGCAACGGATCAGCTCATAATAATAATCACTGCTCCCTGCTACGGAACAATCAGGATTATCGGTAACAACAATACACTGCAACGGCCTCATTTCCTGTAGCTTTAACAGATAGATGAGACGGTCAACCTTATCAGTTGTCAGTTCAGGGCTTGAAATAATCAGTTCCTCATCCGCCTCCGAGATGTCTCGTTCCAATACAGCAAGATAATTACTGCTGTCAAAAATTGCTCCTGCACTCTGTTTTTCTTTGACATCGGAAACATCACCATAGCCAATTTTCTTATAAGTTTTCAACCGCTTATGGTACATCCTCTCGAATACCGGAAAATTGATATCTACATAATCATAAACAACTGCATCTGTTTTTGTCGTATAATCACGATTCAGTCGTCCTACATACTGCGTCAGACGTCCAGGATCAGAAACCGGCGAAACCAGAAGGAGCGTATCCAGACGCGGACAGTCAAATCCTTCCCCTATTTTCTGTGCAGTGGCTACAATCAACATTGTTTCCTCTGGTGGCACATTTTTTAATTCAGCTACGACGGCTCTGTTCTCTTTCTCCGGCTGATCTCCATACAACAGAAACACATGCTGCGCGACTCCTTTTAGGCCATCATACAGTTCCTTTGCCTGGTTCTTGAATTTTGTAAGAATGACAGGCGTTCTTCCCTCTTCCAGACAATCACGTGCATCTTTGATAACCATTTGATTCCGTTCTGTATCGTGACGAATGATCTCACACGCATCCATATATCCCATATTCTCTGCATCAGGCGCAGCCGTCCTTGCAAAGCGCACTTTCACCAGATGATCAATACCCTGCTGCAGGGCACGCTCTCTGGCACTAAAAGAATGACGCACCGGACCAAGCAGCCAGTAATTAATTTTTTCAAGGTGGTCTGCCCGGATCGGCGTCGCGGAAACACCGTAAACATACTTGGCTCTGACACGGGTAAGCACCTGCTGAGCTGTTTCAGAAGCTGCATGATGACACTCGTCAGAGTATGTCAACATAGGTCTAAAAGTTTTTTCGGACATTTTTCCGGATGGCAGAAAATCAGATACGCCAGTCCGTCTTTACTACCTCCCCTGTCTCTCCATCCAAAAGCTTTCCTTCTATGTATTTTTCAAGAATCCCCAAGGGTAATATGGTAACCATATCATCTTCATCTTTTAGTTCCATTTCAAGCGGTTTAGAGGATACAAACAGCATATGTAGTTCAATTTCATCTGTCGCCCCAACAAAGTCCTTCAGCTTCTGTTGCTCCGACATCACCAAATCATATCTTCTTCTGCAATGATCATAGTACCCACCAGATTTGTACATTTTTTCAAAATCCGTCACAGTACCGCTTGCATTTAGGGAATCGGAAAAGTATTTTGCCTCAATAAGAAACAAAACCTTTTGTTTCTCCGAATAGAACACAAGGTCATAATCACCATAATCCTCTTCTTTTGAACCAAATATGCGATCATATCTTACATCGACCAAATCTACCTCTGGCTCATAGTGTTTCTGTAAAACCTCTTGTATTTTTTTCACAAGCAAGTCTGATAATTCTTTGTTCCTGATTTCCATCCCCATCTTAATCGGATCCGACTTAGCCGGAGACGTATAACACATTCCTCCGTTGCTTTGATATGATACCCATAGCTGCTTTGCTTGCTCCAATGCTCCATAGGATATTATGATCCTATCATCGTCAAGTTCTATAAATGGTTTAAGTTCATAGCGGTTCTTATTGACACCAAGCGTCCAGATTATCTCTTCATTCTTTTTCAAGTGGGCTTTTATTTTATCCTTCTTTAATACAAAATGATTATAGAAGTCTTTGCCGCTAACTTGTGGATTTGTATAGCTTTCAACATACTTAATGAAATCAGCTTTTGGTACTATATTCAGTGCTTTATCATCTCTGGAAAACATATTGCATTGAAAACCATGTAGCACCGCCAGAAACAACAGAAACTCGACATTCGTTTCATTCTTAAACCCTTTTCCAAAGGCAGTTTCGTTCGCATACGATGTAAGCGGTACTCCTGACAGTACATTTTGATTTCCGGTAATTGCAGTATTGTAATAAATAAATGGATGATATTTTATCGGTTCAAGCGGAATGTCTTTGGAAAAATCAACTCTGATTCCATAATACGGGCAATGCATGTCCTTGTTTTTTGAAAGCATTAACAAAGATAATGTATGTGATGCTATTCCATATAAAAAAAGATCAACAAACAATTCTTTATCAAGAACAAACATCTTATCAGTGTTTACAGATTTACTATCAACCTCGTGCTGGAGCAGCGTGCAATTCTCGATCCAAACATTACACGAGTCAATGATGTAACGCATAATATTTCTGTTAGTTCCAAATACATCATTAATTCCTTCATCGTCAATTCTATTTTCAACCAGTTTGACTCTTGCTGCTTTTTCTGCTAAGTACCTCGAATGAATCTCATCAAATATCCATAACAGTTTCAAAAAAGACTCATACGAGTTCTCATGACTTAACCTATCAACCATCTTATGTTGTATCTTGTCTGTTAATCGAAGCAATAATTCTGCCGCATCATCCGTATCTGAGTATTCCTTTTCTTCAAATGCAACATAAGAGAGCAACAAGCTTTTCACTTGTTTTTTTGCAATACCATAATCCAATAAAACAGATCTCGTCTGAAAAAACAATGTTTCCATATTGCATTCCTATTCAATCTATTATTTACAACCGTTTCATTTCTTCTCTCTCCACATAATGCAGTTCCACGTCAAAACCAAGATCCTCCATCATAGCAAGGAAGGTTTTGTTCATGATCTGCTCTTTACTGCGGACAATCTTATTCACATATGACGGCGATGTACCGATATTCTCCGCAATCTTTGCCTGCGTAGTAGCCTTCGCGATACATCTCATCTTCACATCCATTTCAATGTTGTTCTTCAGCATATTTTTCTCCGCTGTTCTACTCAATTATTTGACTTATAACTCAATCCAGTATAACACAAAACCTCCGTTCTGAACAGCCGAAAAAAAAAGAACCGGTCAGATCTCTCCAACCGGCTCCGCCGCCTACCTTTCTATGAACTCTATTACTTCATCCGGAAATTTCCACTGAATCTCAACATGCCTCGGATCATATATCAGAATCCTATCAATGAACACATCCGCTATCTCTTTAGTCAGTTCCTGCTCCCCGGAATACTTCTTCATCGTGGCAACCGTTTCACGCACGCCATCATCGGCAGCCGCTTCACTCTCATGAAGCTTTGCGGTAACCTCAGCTATCTGCTGATCCAGACATTCTGTCTTCCGCGTCAGTTCCTGCCGAACTCTCAGGTAATCATCCTTTTCCAATTCTCCAGCCATAAACCTGTCAACATTAGCAAACCGCTCCGTTTCACACTTCTCTTTATCTTTCTGAAGCTTTTCAAGTTTCTTGGTCAGCCTCAGATTTTCGCTCTGAGCCTTATCTGTATGCTTCTTCAGTTTCTTCGCGGCTCTGTCTGCCATATCCATAAGGCTCCTGATCGAATGCCAGACCATTTCATTCACATCCGCTTCCCGGCAGTATTTCTTGCAGCACTGGCCGGCTTTCTGGTGCTTAGCATGGGGACATAGGATATAGCTGTATTCCCTGCCCTTCGCGACATATGCCCGGAAGTTCATCGACCTCCCACATGTTCCACAAATAGCTTTCCCGACAAGAGGGCGTTCCTTGCTGTAACACCTGTCATCCTTCTTCGGATACTGTTTTCTGAACCTCTTCTGAACCTCCAGGAACTCTTCCTTCGTGACGATCCCCGGATGACAATTCTCAACCATGATCTGCTCGTCCTCGGGTACCGAAACGGTATGTGAGCTGCACGGTGCTATCGCCTCGCGCTTATGCCCCACAACCACTCCATAATAAACCCTGTTCTGCAGGATCTTATTCACAGAGTAAATATTCCAGCAACTTAACTTCGATGTATTGGCAAACTTCTTCGTCCCCGGATTCGTCCTCCGATAATATGCCGCCGGAGTATCATATCCATTATCATTAAGCTGAGCGGCAATATCCACGGTCCTCATTCCATCAAGAGCGGCATCGTATATCTCCCTGACAACCTCAGCCGCCTCCGGATCTATCTCGATCCTGTGTTTGTCATCCTTACAACGTCTGTAGCCATAAGGAACATGGCCGCCAATATAAAGGCCTCGCTTCATCTTGGCGCGTTTCGCAGTCATAACCTTTACTGACAGATCCTTGCTATAATAGTCGTAAACGATATTCTTCATGACCACATCCAGACCACCGGTGGTACCCTTGTAATCCAGGCTGTCATAATGATCGTTGATGGAAATGAACCTCACTCCCATGAAGGGGAATATCCTTTCGAGATAATCCCCCAGTTCGATATAATCACGCCCGAAGCGGGAAAAATCCTTCACTATGACGCAGTTGATCTTTCCCTTCTTTATCTGTTCTATCAGTTTTTCAAAGGATGGCCTGTCAAAGTTGGTACCGGAGAAGCCATCATCAAAAAACTCATACTGCTCACAGTCTTTCAGTTCATCCTTTTCATTTACGAAGTTCTGGATCAGCGCCTTCTGGTGTGACACGCTCTCGCTTTCCGTCTTGCCTTCCTTCTTCATCAGATCCCGGTCAGCATCGGACAGGCGGATGTATTTTCCGATAACCCACTTACTCATCCGAATCCCCCTCCATCATTTCTCCGATAATCCGCTCCATGACCTTCTTCTGTTCTCCGAAATTCAGTTCTACCTCAACGCGCTTTTCCTCATAGATCTTCACTGCCTTGATAAGATGCTTCACAAGTTCGGAATCAACCTCCGTCTTATCTTCAGCTTCACGCATGGCGGAAAGCCATTTGTTATCCAGTGTCAGCACCCCATCCAGCTGTTTCCTCTTCGCCCTCGCCTCAGAAAGCCTCTTCCCAAGTTCTGCCGCCTCATCGTCATATTTGTGTTTAGCGAACCGGTATTCAGCCTCATCCAGAACACCCTCCGTAAAGCTTTCAAACAAATGCTCCCGCCTGCCGTTCACCCTCTTCAGTTCCTGAGTGATATAATTGATCTGGCCAACATACTTATCGATCAGGCTTTTCTCCTTCATTGACCCTCGCATCTGTTTCAGCAGTTTTTCCTGATCAAGAGCCGCCGTTACCTGCCCTTGGATGACAGCAATCACAGCCGCTTCCACATCAGAGTATCGAATCATCCTCCTTGAACAATTCCTGTATCCGCTGTCGAGATAACCGCCGCAGACATAATAGGAATGTGCCTGGTCCATAGGAATATGCTTTTGGTTCGCCTTTACAAACCTCATCCTCTTCCCACAATCACCGCAGTAAATCCTTCCCTTGAAATGATTTACGATCTGTTCCCTGAGAGGAGCATGCTTATCCATTTTCTCCTTCATTTCCTTTGCTCGTTCATCGAACAAAGCCTGTACCTTGTCATACAGTTCCCGGCTGACAATCGCCTCATGCGCATCCGGAATGATCCTCCATTCATCAGGTTTTGCCCTGTGGCACTTGATTCCCTGATATAAGGATTTCGGCATCCTCCCATATACCAGTTCCCCGGTATATGTAGAGTTTTTCATGATGTCGATGATCGTCCTTCCGTGCCAGATGGTATGCTTATACTTTTCCGCATGCCAGATCCCAAGTTCCACCTTCCGCTTTGCAGGTGTAACAGCACCCATATCATTGAGCCGCCTGCAGATCTCGCTATGTGAAACTCCTGCTGCCTTCCACTCAAAGATCATCTTCACATATGGAGCGACCTTTTCATCCACTTCATAGCGATATGCCCTGGTCTTTGACTTCACATAGCCATAAGGCGGAAACGCCGGCAGATACTCGCCCTTTTCCTGTCTCGCCCTGAAGGATGTAATGATCTTTCGTGAAATGTCCTTTGCGTACACATCATTCATCATATTCTTCAGCGGAATCATCAGCGCTCCTTCCGCGTCATCAGAAGTCAGGCTGTCATACCCGTCAGTAATTGATATGAACCGTACGCCCAGGAACGGAAAAATCTTTTCCAGATACTGTCCCGCTTCTATGTAGTCACGTCCGAAACGGCTCAGGTCCTTTACCAGAATACACTGAACTTTTCCGCCCTTAACATCCTCCATCATCCGCTGGAACTCAGGCCTGTCAAAGTGAGTACCTTTCTTCCCGTTATCCTCATAAATATCGTAAAGCTTCAGATCCGGATGCTCGGCTATATACTCCTTGCAGATACTCGTCTGATTCTCGATGGAATCCCCGTCATCATCCTTTCCGCTGTTCTCAATGGAAAGCCTCACATAAACCGCAGTTTTGTAATAGTTGTTCTCAATTACCGGCGCTGCGGCTGTTGTTTCAATATTCTTTCTGCTTTTTCTTGCCATGCCGCACCTCCTATACCGCCTGACTGCCGTAATCTGCCAGCATCTTTACAACCTTTTCCGCTTCATCTGCATGCCGGAATACAACCTCAGCTCTGCCGCCTTCAAATACATTGACCTGTCTGATCAGATCTACAACCATGCTTCTGTTCACGGAAGTAATATTCCTGTACTTTTTGAATGATTCCATCCATGAAAGAGAATCCCGGTTTCTACTGACTGCCTGTTCCCTTTCATCTTCAATCGCCCGGATAGCAGCCTCCGCTTCTGCGATCTTCGCAGCATAGCTTTTTTTGAACAGAAAATATTCATCCTGCCCAATCAGGCCTTCCTGCAGGTTTTCATACAGTTTCAGCTTGAAGGACTTGTTTCTTTCGATTTCTTCCTTCAGCCTGACCACCTGCGCATCATAATTAAAAACATTGGCCTGCTTCTCCGGAAGGGAATCCACTATATCAAGCATCTTCTCCATTTCACAAACAGAATCAATCTGCTTTGACACCATCTGCAGAACAACATCCGTAAGCTTTTCCTCCGATATTGAATGTGTACTGCAGCCCTTTCCGGCCTTCCTCGTAGAACAGATAAAATAGGAATATGCCTTGCCACCGGCATTATAGGATTTTCTGACCATGTTCTGACCGCAATCAGCACATTTTACGAAACCGGAAAGCGGATATACCACATCTTCTTCCGGAGCAATGCGGATATCTTTCGCAAGGATCATCTGCACTGAGTCAAACATATCCTTGTCAATAATCACTGGAATAATGCCCTCAACCCGGATCCAATCAGCTTCATCCCTTGGCATTATCTTTTTGATCTTATAATTCGGAGTACCGACTTTGCCTTGTACCAAAACACCAGTATATATTTCGTTGGTCAGGATCCTTGTCACAGCCTTGGATGACCACAATGCTTTCTTATGTACTCTGAAGTTCGTCTGAACCTTCATTCCAAGAGAAAGCTTATATTCCATCGGGCATAATACGCCCTGCATATTCAGCTTATTCGCGATACGCCCCTGGCTCATCCCCTGTATCTTCCATTTGAAGATTGCCCGGACGATCTCTGACGCATATGTATCCACCACAAGCTTATTGTGATCCTCTTCATCCTTCAGATACCCATATGCGGCAAATGCGCCTATGAACTGTCCCTT